AGCAATCTTGCCTGAAGTAACTGCTGAAGCATTTATCTTAGCAGCTTCTACTGCATTAGTTGCTAGTTTAGCAGCAGTAATATTTGCGTCTGTAATTTTTACTGTTGTAACTGAATTAGTTTTTAAATGAGTTGTATCAATAACATCTGTTGGAATTGAGTTATTAGATTTAGCTAAAATTGCTAAATGAATAACTAATGTTTCACTAGATAAAGAACCTGAATCCCAAGTTACATTAACTGTTGTGTTTGATGAAAATGATGAACTTGTTATTGTACCTACAATAGTACCAGTAGAACTTCCTACTGCTTTTACTCTTCTACCAGCATGATAAAGAGAAGTTACATTTGCTCCTGCTACTGTAAATGATGTAGCACTTGCATATGCAAAAGTATGAGATCCATCACCATCTCCATAAATTACCCATTCTGCATCATTATACCATTCTCTTACATCTGCAAGGATTGCTCTCATTGCATTGTTAATGTTAGAAGGTAACATACCTTCTGCAATACTAATACCTCCTACTGAAGTATTATTACTTGCTGTACTGCTATAATCTTTTATACCTGCCATTTAGTCTCCCATGAACCAAGAAAACGCTTTATTGCTTTCTGTATTTTTTTCGTTAATTAATGTGTTTAATGCTTCTTCAATTTGTCTTTGAAAAAATTCTTGAGTTTCAAAACTATATCTTACGTTATCTATATCTGTTTGATCTGTCATCTGACTCCTGCTCTACTTGCAACAATATCAACACCTTGTGCGTGATTAAATGTAGTACCACTTGGTACTTTAACATTTGCTCTTATATATCTGCCTGATTTTCTAACTGGATTTATTCCAGAAGTAACCATAGAAGATGAAGTAGATTCTGTTTCACTATCAGCTAATCTTTCTCTTGATTTTAAAGTTACTGTAGCTGCTGCATCTACAATAGGTCTTATTCCTGTAATATTAGTTCTTAATCCAGGGAATGGTTCTATTTCAGAAGTTTCTACTTCACATTCATTATTGTTACCTGAAAAAATTGCTGCTTTATAATCTGAGTCAATTGCTCCTAAAAGCATTTGACCACCAGACCAAAAATCTGTATCGAGTGCTGCGTTAATATTCTCTAAACTTTGAGATATAATATCCATTAATTCAACTGTATAAGCACCTACAAATTGTGAAAAAATTGTACTGGCATTAGCTGTTGCTAAAGACCATTTTTTTGTAGCGTAATTATATATAATGATTTTATCACAAATCCCTGTAGTATTGGAAGTGTTGTCAACACTAGGGTACAACCACATTGCTAATTGGTTAAAAGGATCTACAGCTGCACATATTCTATCAGCAAAAGCTTTGTTTAAATTAAGATCAAAAAATCTATTAACTTTTTCTACTCCTATTGGTAGAACAGAATCACCATTAATTTGGTAGAATCCATCATCTGCATAGAAAAATACTTGCCTATTATCTTGGCAAACTGTTCTTCCATACATAGATCCTCTATTAGGAGATATAACAGATAATCTAAATACTGTATTACCACCAACATAATCCATACGAATTATTTGGTTTTGTCTAAATACATATCCTATTTCACCAGATGTAATGTGTACAACTTGTCCACCAGATCCTGGAAGATCTTGAGAATCAGATTGTTTTCCTGACCAAGTTCCTAAATCATTAATACCTGACCATTGGATTCTATTTGTATTATTTGTAATATTTCCTGTTACAAAAAAATCTCTAACTACTCCTGATACTCTAAACACAGGTAATGTACCTGCAGTAACTATTGTACTAAGATTTGCAAAGTTAGTAGATGTACCCATTAAATAATATTGAGGTGCATCAACTCCATTACTTGCAACAACATATTCACCAAATTGTGTAAATGTTGTAAAGTCATCATTATTAGCAGTTAAACTAGATTTTCTAGAAGTAAAAGCTCCTGATGCTAATTGATATATATCTGTTTTAGTTGCAACAAAATTAAATACTGCATTAGAGTTATCTCTAAAAGATCCTGCTCCTGTAGAATTTTTACCTATATTGTTTGAACTATAAGCAACTAAAGATGGAAATCTTTTATAACTCTTTTGAGCATGATAAACATTATTTGCTACATTAGCTCCTGGGTTCAAGTGTTCAGGTTGATCAGGTAGCCATTCTCCAAAAGGTATCTGCATTATCTGTTCCTATAAAATGATAGATCTGTTTGAACATCTGTTCTTTGTGTAACAGGTGCTCCACCATATGAATCTTGTTTATCGTTATTCTCACATCTTTCCATAGATGCAATATACATTTGTAACCAATTTTGTTTTTGATCTGGATCTATACCACCTAAAAAATTAGCAGCATGATATAAACTTCCATACAAATAAATATTTGGATGTGAGTTTAAGATATAGTTACTTGTGTTAGAATCACTAAGAGCGTTAAAAGCTTTATAGTAAGATAAATAGCCAGTATAGCTAGTATCAGGGCTTGGCCCAAACCTAAATTGTTCCGTTTCATTGTCTGCCTCAATTGTGTAAGATCTAGGTCTGCCAGTTCTAGAACCACCTTTTGTTTCAAATAAATTACTTGGAGTTAAATATTCTAATGGATATTTGTTTCCTGATAATATGTAAAATGATCTAACAGATATAAATCCCGTAGGGACAGTTACAGTTTCAGCATTAATAGTAACAGTATCTATTTGTTCCATTTGTCTTATTCTTAACTTAGCATTAAAATCTGCTTCAGTTAATTTTATAAAATCGTCTGCAATTTCTGTTGTAAGATCAGCTCTATTAAGCCAATTTGCTATTGATGTTTTTAATTCTGTGTATGTTGATAATGCCATTTAACAAGCCCACTTTCTTAATGCTTTATTGATTCTACTATTAGGATCTCTAGCTGTTTTAGCTGAAGTTAATTTTCTTTTCATGCCTTTCATTCTTGCACAGAATGATTTTCTTCTAGCACTCGTTTTAGATTTTGTAGGAGCTTTTAAAGTACCACCTTTATAACTGGCTCTACCTTTAGCGTTTAATCCACCTGATGGTGATTTACCTGCTTTACGTTGCCATGCTGGTGATTTAGCCATTACTTAAATCCTTTTTTCATTTTTTTATAATTCTTTTTAGAAATAGTACTGTTCTTTTTAGATCTACTAATTCCTTTTTTTTTACGTTTATTAATATTATAGTATAAACCTTTTTTAGCCATTATAAATTTCCTTCAGATGTTTTAAAATATCTAAACTCATTGCTGTTAAGTTTTTGTTTTAATATTGTTTGTTGAGTGTCTTTAGGTAAAGCCCACCAATTACGAGTGCCATTAAATTCTTTGCACCAAATTTGTAACATAATTGGAGGTATACTTGCTACTCTCTTCATCTCTCTAGATGGAGTGTATCCATCATTAAGAGTTTGTAACTTCTTATTTCTTTCTAATAATTTGTTAAAGTCTTGTTGTTGATTAATTGTAAGTTTACCATCAGACTCTTGTATATACTTAGTCTTAACTCCTTCGTACCAATCTACTCCTCTAACTTTAGTCATGATTATTCAGATAGTTCAGTTACATATAAGTCTACAGATCCTATAACTGCAACCTTTTCACCTTCTGATACTTTAAAGCATTCAGATGATTTAGCTTCTAAGAATATCTTAGAAGTTGTTGCTGTAGGATTAACACCAAATTCAATATGACAATCAGCACTTGGAATAACTCTAATATATTCTATGTTAGATCCGAATGCAGATGATTGAGCTGAAGAACCTGATGATGTAACTTTTTGTGTTGTTACTGGTCTCATTGCGTAATTACTCCCGTACATTGTTTGTTCCCTTTATGTTTAGGTAATGTTCCCAGAACGTTCCAGGAACATTTACCGATTTAATTATCTTCTTATAACGAATGTTACTACTAATTTTTTAGCACCAGTAGATCCACCATCAGTAAGAACTTCAATAGTGTCACCTTCTGAAACTTCATTAGCTGCAGTTGGTTCAGATGAATCAACATCTCCAGCAGCTGATCCTGAATGTGCTACTGTTATTGCTCCACCTGTAATAGCAGTTCCACCTAATTCAAAAGATATTGCTGCATTTCCACCAGAAATAGCACCTTGAAGTGCTGTCATAATTTTAATTATTTTGCCTCCATCAGGTACTGCAACAAATGTTGATGATGCTGTACTAATGTCTGCGATTGTTGTTGTTATAAAATAGTCGTTTAATGTTCTCATTTTGTTTCCTCATTGTTCCGTTTTTAACCCCTCTCAAAACTTCAATGTTAATTAGGATGCAAGGGGACTAGATATTGAGGTTAGTCCCCTACGCATTTATATTGATTACGATGTAGTCAAGTCAGCTACTAAGCCACTTGCTGCTTCGTTTCTAGATTCAAGAGTAGCTTCTACTAAAAGCTGTCTTTTCTCTGTGTCGCCAGTCTTTGCCAATTCATGCATACTGAAATCTCTTAGGAATGCGATTCCAAAGAAATTCATGTCTAGTACATAAGCATCTCTATCTCTAGAGAATCTATTAGGTACTACTTGCAATTGACCAAAGTCAGAAGCGTAAACGTCTACAGAAGTGTATAATGTAGCATCTGCACCTGCATCAAATCTAGTACTATTACCAGTAAATCCTGATAATTTTTGCTTGTTGAAAGGCCCTACCATAACTATTTGAGGGTCTCCACCAGCATTCCATACTGATTTAATTACAGACTTTAATTGAGCTTCAGTGAATACTCTCTGAGTTCCATCTGTTCTAGCAGTGTTACCTGCACCACCTGATGCTGGAGAACCTGCTGCTGACATAACGTCATTAGATGCTATCCAAGATCCTAGTGATCCAAATTTCCTTGCAGTTGAAGCATTACCTGCTACTTCTGCTTGGTTGCCAGTTAAAGTTGCTTCCATATCTCTCTTAAGCTCTTTTGCAGCTTTAGCGATTTGGTAAGCTAGTTCAGAAGCTCTTCCAGCTTTGTCTACTGCCTCTTGAGTACCAGATATTGTAATAACTTTGTCCATAATTTGACAAGAGTTAGATAATCTAGTAGTCGCTGACATAGAGTCTGCTGTTGCTTCGTCACCTTCGATAACAGCGTTTGAAGTTGAAGCTGCTGCCAAACTGTCAGTTTGCCATTCATGTAAAACTGCAGTTGCTTTTGTTTTTGCAGCTGAGCTTAGGAATGGAGTGTCAGTAGGCGAGATGCTATAAATAACATCTGACAGGTCTTCTCTTTCACCAACGCTATCATATGTGTCGAATGTATTGCTTGGTTGTGCCATTGTTTGTTACCTTTTGGTTTGAGATTTAAGATTAATCATTTCAAGTATAGCTGACTGAGCATCTTTTATATGTCCAGTTTTGCTTAACTTGTTGATTTTGTTTTTTATAACTTCTCGTCCCGAACCTAGATTTGATTTAGCCACTCCTGATTTAATAACCTTTGGTGCATTAGCTACTTTTTTTTGAACAATAGGTTTTTTATCTTTAACAGATTTATATCCCATTGCATCTTTAATCACCATTAAAAAACGATGATCAGCTAAATTACCAATTTCTGGATCAGTAAAACCATAAGATCTTAAAGAAGATCTCATATCTGTTCTAAACTGATCAGCTTTATTGGGGTCACTATACTCAGGTATCTTGGCTGCTGCTAGTTGTCTTTGTGTATCAAGGTATTCATTATACTGTTTAGTATAAGCATCTTTAGCTTTGGATTTCATGTCGTCAATCTGCCTTGTTTGTTGTCTTAACTGGTAATCCAGTCTAGCTGCAGAAGTTGGATCTTCTTCCCAAAGTTTTTGTAGATCTTTGCTACCTTGCTGTTGTCTGATAAAGCCATCAGCAGTTGATATCAAATCATTTAGTTCACCTAAACGAGTGTCATAATTGTGACGAAGACTGTCCTTTTGAGTTTCAAGATCTTTTTTCTCAAGACTTAAAGAATGAGTCTTTTGTCTATAATCCGAGTCTCTAGAATAACCTGCTTTAAGTTCATCGAGGCTAACCTCTATCTCTTGACCTTGTACTTTTAATCGGTGGAGATTGGGTTCCTCTAATTCCGTTTGCGTTTCTTCTTTGATCTCAGTATTTTCAGATGCTTCTTCTTTTGGAGTTTCACCAGACGATGATTGACTCTCTGTTGAAGGTTCCTCTTTTTTTACTTCTTCTTGAGGTTGCTCTGATGGTTCTGCTTTTGTTTCAGGTTCTGATTGTCCTTCTTTAGGATTCAGTAGTCCTGAAATTTTCTCAGCAGCACCTTGTACATTAGTACTATCTGCCATAACGCTCCTTTCATTGATTGGTTGGCGTATATAAGGCTCCTAAAAGGTTAGCCTTGTTTTTGAAGTAGCTCCAAATCTTTTGAAGCTAATTTTCCACTTTCCATGATAGTTTGTAAATGACCTCTAATTTTGTCTAGCATATTATATGCCATCCATAGAGATTTACGTTTATCATCGTCAGCAAAATTTGTATTAAAAATTTCTTGCTTATATGTTTCTAGTAGATCCTCAAACGCCTGTTTTAACAGGGGATCGTCTAGGAGTTGGGCTGCTCGTTTGCCCTCTCTGATTTGCTTGTCCATTTTGTTTATCATTAAAGAATTGTTGTTGTCCTTTTACTATCTCTTTCATCAAATTACCAGATGATTTAAGATCTTCTTGTTCTAACATACTTCTTCGTTTTAATTCAAGCTCATCTATTTTAGAACCATATTGTA